GTGCAGGACATGGTGAACCCAACGGATACTTTCGAGTATTCGCAGGAGTGTTTTCTGGCGATCACATGGGGTCTCTCGAAACAGATCGCGCCGATGTACGGTATGCCATGGACGCAGTTGATGGAATCCAACTTTCTGTCGGCAACGATGATCGCCGGGCATAAGGATGCGGAAGTTTCCACGCTGTACTTCCAGTGCGGGGAGGACTGATGCAACGCATTCCGCTCTTTGGTTCGGGCGTGAATGCATATTCCGCCTATGTCAGCAGGCAGCGCCGGTTGAACTGTTTCTACCAGATTCGGCAGGATGGCGACAAGCAGCAACTCATCATTCGGGGCACACCCGGCGTAACGGCTTTTTTGACGCTGCCGGATTCGCCTATTCGGGGATGGCATGTCGTTTCCAACGTGCTTTATGTCGTGGCTGGACAAGTGCTTTATTCGGTTCTGACGAACGGAACGATCACTTCGCTTGGATCGATGACGGGAACTGCGACCGGCAACGTGAGAATGGACGACAACGGCGTGCAGTTGTTGATCGTGGATGGGGTTGCGGGATATATCTACACGCTGGTTAGTGGGTCTTATGCGCAGGCTGCATTGAATGCTGCCGGTTCCTTTGGGGCGATCACCGATGCGAATTTCCCGAACGGGGCGACTTCGGTTTGCTTTCTGGATGGCCGTTTGATCGTGAACAAGCCGAACACGCGGCAATTTTACGTGTCGGAATTTTATGACGGTACGGGCTGGACCAATTCTTCATCGCTGCCGACTTTCGGCACGAAAGACAACAATTCCGACTTGCTGGTTTGCGTGAGTGCGCTGAACGGCGTTCTGATGCTGGCCGGGCAGCAATCTACCGAATTCTGGCAGAACGTGGGAACCACGCCGCTTCCCTTCGGACGGATTTCGGGAGCAACGCGCAACGAAGGTATTTCTGCGCAATATTCTCTGGCGTTCATCAACGATGTTCAGTTGTTCGTCGGCCAAAGTCTCTATGGCGGGAATGTGGAAGTGACGATGGTGCAGGGCTTCAATATGAAGAAAGTGAGCACTGAAGACATCGACAACATCATCCGTGGTTTCACCGTTTGGCAGGATGCGGTCGCGTTCGGATATATCTTGGATGGTCACAAGATGTATCAGATCACTTTCCCCACGGCAGAACGATCTTTCTTGTATGACGTGACAACGGATTTCTGGTTCGAGTTGCAAACAGGTGTGTCTCTCAGTGCAAGACACATGGCGAACTTCGGCATCACGTTCAACACTTTCACATTCGTCAGCGATACCACCACCGGCACGATCTACAAGCTCGACCCCACCGTTTATACGGACAACGGAACACCCATCAAGCGCCAGCTTACATCGCGCCATGTAAACATGGATGGGAACCGCTTCGGTATCGATGAAGTGTATCTCGATATGGAAACGGGCGTCGGCATCCAATATGGGCAGGGCAGTGACCCGCAGATCATGATGCAAATCTCGAAGGATGGCGGCAGGACATTCGGCACCGAACGGTGGAGGTCCATCGGCAAAGTCGGTCAATACAAATCCCCGCGCGTCGAATGGGACAGGCTGGGGGCGAGTCAGGATTTTGTCTTTCAGTGGACGATGACCGACCCGGTGAAGTTCACGATAGTCGGCGGCTCGGTGAAAATCAGGCAAGAAGAAGGAAGGCAAGGATGATCACGTTTTCCAAGCAACCGTTTCAGGTGGTGGAGGATAACTTCCATCTCATCAAGGAACATTGGGATGAAGTGGTAAGGGACGAGAGGCCGCTTGAACCGTTCTGGGATGTTTACCGCGAGATAGAAAAGATTGGCAATCTGGTTTGTTTTTGCGTTTACAGGAACGATGAGGTCATTGGTTATGCGGTATTCGTCATTCAACCCGATGTGCATAGCCGTAATGTGAAGATCGCCTCGAACAACACGGTCTTCCTGAAAAAAGAACACCGCAAGAACGGAGTAGGCAGAGCATTCCTTGAATATTGCGATGAGGAACTGGAAAAGATAGACGTACAAAGAATCGCGTGGCACATGACGCCTGTGGTGGATTTTTCGGGTGCCTTGAAATCGATGAACTATCGCCATTTTGCCACCATCTATGTGCGAGATATTGGAGGCCAAAATGTGTGATCCGATGACTTTGGTTGGTGGGGGCATGGCGATGCTCGGTGGGCTTATGGGTGGAGAGGGTGCGAAATCAGCGGCAGAAACGCAGGCAGCGGCAGGCCGGGAGGCAATGGCAACACAGGAACGGATGTTGGCAGAGCAACAAAAAGTGATGGCCCCATTCCGCACTGCCGGTCTGGATGCATTGAATCAGCTTGTGGCGGGCACACAACCCGGTGGCGAGTTTGCCAAACCGTTCGCCATGGGCGAGGCATTGCCGACTTTTCAGCCTTTCAAAATGCAAGAATCCGAAGCACAGAAATTCGCCACGGCCAAAGCAATGGACGCAATGCGGAACCAGATGCAACTCGGCGGGCAGGCACTATCGACCAATGCGATCACAGGTGCCGGGGAACTGGCCGGGAAGATCGGTTCGGAATACGAACAGCAAGCATATAACCAGTGGCTGCAATCGCAACAGCAACAATTCGGACAAGCCCTACAAGGTCGTCAGCAAACTTACAATGAATGGTTGCAGAGTCAGCAACAACGACTTCAGCCGCTTCAATATCTCTCGACGCTGGGTGAAAGTGCGGCGGCTGGCACTGGCGCAAATATCGGCGCTGCCGGGGTTAATCTCTCCAATCTACAGACCGGAATCGGGAATGTGACTGCTGCCGGACAAGCAGGCGCAGCGGGCGCTATGGCGGGCGGAATTGGGGATATTGGGACGTTGTTGCTGGCACAGGGGTTGAGGAATCCAAGCACAACACCGGGAACCACACCGGGAACCACACCGGCGAGCACCTATACAGGGGCGACTTTCCCGAATCAATATGTGACTGGCGCGCAAATTCCAATGGGTTCCGCTTTGAGATAAACGCAGGAGAAAACCATGGCACTCGATCCCAATATTCCATTATCTGCCGCGAAACAACCGGGTCTTGGTGAGCGCGTAGGCGAGGCATATACATTGGCCGGACAGATGGAGAAGCAGCAGCAGATGCAGACGCAGCGGCAGGATCAGGAATTTATTCAGGAAGCTCTGAAAGGCGGGGCGAACTTTTCTACGCCGCAAGGTTTGGAAGCCGCGATTGAAAATCTTCAGGGAAAACTATCGCCCGGCGCAACCCAGACAATGATGAAGGGTCTCCAAGATTTGAAGGCTAATGAATCGGAGATACGAAAGAATCTGGCTTCGGAGCAGGAGCATGTGCTGACGGCGCGCGGGAAACAGATGGATTTCATCGCGCAAAATTTGCAGGGGCCATTGTCTGCCTTTGAAGCAGCGCAAAAAGGAAAGGGAGATCAGGGCGCACTTCAGGATTTTGAAACGGCAAAAAACCAGACCCTTCAAAGCCTCAGTCAGCAAGGCGTGCCACCACAGATGCTTCAGCAGTTCGCGGCCATGGACCCCATGGCGATGAGACGCGCTTTGGATAATACGAAGTATGGGCAGGAGACACTGAAGGGTGCGTGGGAAATAAAACGGTTGAAAGCTCAGACTGAATCTGAAGCTGCGCAAAAGGAAAAATATCTTGCAGAGGCAGAAGCAAAGAGGAAGGGCGGCGGTGATCTTTCCGATTTTAGTGAGCTAACAGAATCCCAACAAAATTTAGCGAAAAACTACGCGACAAGCAAATTGATCACAGGTAAAGATGCGCCCGCGAGAGGCAGGGGTTATGAACTTCAAACAGTGGGAATGCAGGCACTGGCCGATGAGTTCAATACCAGCACTGCGGAATTGATGGCTGCTGGCGCAGATGTGAAGACCCGGTTGCAAGCCAAAGCGCAAGTGGAAAAACGTATTCAGGCATTGGATCGCGCAAGCAATCAAATGGCTGCGGAAATTCCGGTGATGGAAGATGCCATGAAGGGCATGGACTTGCCAAGCATTCCTATTGCAGCGCGCGGAAAGATTATTGCTTTGCGTGCGATGGGTGATCCTTCAGTAACAAAACTTGACCAAGCGGCGGATGCCGTGTTCAAGGAATTCGAAAACGTAATCTCCGGCAATCCGGGTGCGCTCTATGTTGCCAACATGGAGGATGCAAAGAGCAAATATAAATCGGTTGAAACGCCGCAGCAAATGCGTGAATGGATAGATGGCGCAAAGCGCATTATCGCTAATGCAAAAGCAGCCAACAAGAAAACACGCGAAGACACCATGGGCGACATTATGGAAGTGCTGCATTTCAAAAAATCAGAGGCTACTACAGAAAAACCAAGTGGCGCAGCATCAAAACCAAAAGCTGGCGATTTTAGGCATCTCTGGGGTGATTGATCATGAAAAAATGGTCTGAAGTGGCGCAAAGCAAAGAGTACCAAGGTCTTGCGTCAGATCAAAAAGAAGCGGCTCGTAATCAGTATTTCTCCGAAGTAATCGCACCTCAAGTTCCAGAAGATCAGCGTGCAGCGGCCAAGTCACAGTTTGATGCCGATACATCCATGGCTCATGACGCCAGCGAATATGAAGCACCAGTGAAGACTGCCCTTAAAAAAGGTGTCGGTTATCTCGCCAAACAAAAAAAGGCGGGAGAAGAAATGCTGGGTGCGGTGGCAGAGCCGATATTGCAACAGGCAACCGGCATGGTTGCGAAACCAATATCGGAGATTGCCGGTCTTGCAGCTACTGGTTACGAGATGGCTACAGGCGGCAAAGACGCAGAAAACATTCCCGGCTTCCAGCGAGAGTTGCAGGAAAAATTGACCTATCAGCCAAAAACAGAAGCTGGGGCATCCCCATACAATCCTCTGACTGCAATTCCAATGGCGATTGGGAAAGGCATCGCAGCGATCACACCCGAGAAGGCCGCGCCGGGTGAGGCAACTACGGCTACGGGAATATTGAAAAACATCGCAAGCGAGGCGGTGCCGCAAGCAGTTGGGCTTGCCGGAGCGAAGATAGCACCCAAGGCTGCTGCACCAGTAGCGAAAGCGGCTAAGACGTTACGCACGGGTGCCGAAGATTTGATGCAAAGCGCATTGAAACCCACGCCAAAAGATTTGATTAGCGGAAAGGCTGCACAAGCTATAGATACCATGTTGGAAAAAGGAATTCCAGCGACCCCGAAAGGAGTTGAACAAATCAGGGCGAGAATCGATGAACTGAATGATCAGATCAGGACTGCAATCGCCAACTCCCCAGAACGAGTAGAGACAGCGAAATTAGCACGTCCGGTAGTGGAAAAATTGAGGGATTTCAGAAAACAGGTTAATCAAAAAGCCGATGTTGATGCAATCAAAAATTCATGGGCGGAATTCAAGAGTCACCCCTTTGTTAAAGGTGATGCGTTATCAGTGCAAGCTGCTCAGGAATTGAAACAGGGAACCTATAAGCAACTCAGTAAAAAATACGGGCAACTTGGATCGGCTGAAGTAGAAGCTCAAAAAGCGATTGCGCGCGGACTGAAAGAACAAGTCGCAGCAAAAGTGCCGGAAATCGTACCTCTCAATTTGGAAGAATCAAAACTTTTCAACGTTCTGTCCGTTGCCGAACGGCGCATTGTCATGGAAGCAAATAAGAACCCGATGGGGCTATCTCTGCTTACCAAAGACCCTAAAGCATGGGCTGCATTCATGGCCGATAGATCAGCTTCTGCCAAATCACTTCTGGCTCGCATCATGAATAGAGCTTCAAAAAAATTATCTGGTGCGGCAGAAAGCGGCAAGGCCGAACGTGCAACAACAGCCGGAGCAGTAGTTGCACCAGCACAAACCGAAAGAGAGAAGCGCAAGCAATATGAAATGGGTCAGTACCGTGAACCGGGAACTAAGCAATGAAACTTCTCATCATCGACATCGAGAATGCCATGCTCTCTTGGGCGTGGCGCGCTGCGCAAGCTGGGCATCAAGTGCGATTGTTCACGAAACCTGAAGCATTGGATCGGGATGTGGTGGGCGATGGTTTCAAGGGCGTGGAGAAGATAGACAACTTCGTGCCCAGCCTGAAGTGGGCAGACCTGATCCTTCTCAGTAGCAATAACAAGTATGTGGAGCGGATGACTGTGCTGAAGAAGCAGGGTTTGCCTTACTTCGGCCCGACGACTGAATCTGCCAAACTGGAAATCTCGCGCAAGGCGGGGATGGAGTTGTTGAGGAAGGTTGGCATCGAGGTGGTGCCTTATGAAACATTTACAACGATGGAACAAGCGGCAAAGCATGTGGAGAAGACGGGCGAGAGGTTCGTCTTCAAGACGATGGGTGACAACGAAGACAAGTCGCTCACCTACGTCTCGAAATCCGCTGCCGACATGCTTACATGGATGGAAGCCCGAATCAAACAGAACCAGAAGCCTAAGGGCGAAGTCATGCTGCAAGAGTTTGTGAAGGGTATCGAGATGGGGGTGTCTCGCTTCATGGGTAGCAAAGGGTTTATCGGGCCATGGAATGAGTCGTTCGAGTACAAGAAACTGATGTCCGGCAACTACGGCCCCAATACTGGGGAGATGGGCACGGTGGCCTATTTCACCAAAGAGAGTGCCTTGGGCGAAAAGACGTTGGCGAAGGTGGAAAAAGAACTGATCAAAATGGGGCATACGGGTGATGTGGCCTTGGGCTTTATGATCCCTGAAGACGGTATTCCGCGCCCGACCGAATTCACTGTTCGCTGGGGTTGGCCTATCGCCAATATGATGCTGGCAAGTATCGAGGGCGATCCTGTTGTCTGGATGAAAGACGCACTGGAAGGCAAGGATACGACTTCGTTCAAGGAAGACATCGGGTGTTGTCTTGTATTGGCGCACGGAGATTTTCCGCGCAGCGAGTTGCCGATTGAAGAGGTGCAGAACCTTCCCATCTACGGCATCACCAAGGGCAACAAGAAATATCTGCATCCGCAGTCGGTGAAGATCGATGTACTGCCTGACATGGACGCCGACAAGGTTGTGCGCCGCCCGGTGTGGAACACCACGGAGCGTTATGCCTTGGTGGTGACGGGCTTCGGCAAGGATGTGACACAGGCAACGGGTCGTGCCTACAAAACGATGTCCCAGTTGGAACTGGCGAACCCGGTAGTACGCGACGATGTGGGCGAGGATTTGAAAGAGAAGTTGCCCAAGCTGCATGAGATGGGTTACGCGCTGCACGCCGAATACTGAGCGTCATGGACATCGAGATCAAAACCATCGCTGCCGCAAAGCAGCGATATGAGACCGTGGGCGATT